AGCCAAGTGTTTTCGCTGATGATTGCTTCCTGTGTGTTCGGAATAATCTGATATTCTTCTTTTGGCTTTTCCACCACCTTATGTATCTTGTAACTTATGGTGGTGGATTTACCGTTTACGGTGCAGCCTGTGTATTGCTGATTTTCGAGAATATGCTCAACACTGCTTTCTTTCCAACCGTAAATGTTAACCGGCATAGGGTTACAGGCATTTCTCCCTACGGAATAGTAATACGCAGTCGGTGTTAAAATCTTTTCTCTTTCCAACTGTCTTGCTATTTGCGACGGACCTTTACCCGAAAGACACAGTTCAAAGATTTTTCGCACCACTTCCGCCGCAGGCTCGTCAATATACCATTGCTCTTTATCACCTTCGATTTTCTTGTATCCGTAAGCAACGGTTGACGAAACTCTTTTGCCCTTGGCGGCTTTCATTTCGTTTACGGCTCGTATCTTCTTTGATGTCTGTGCGGCATACCACTCATTAAAGATGTTGTGAAAAGGCATCATTTCGGTACCTATACCTTTGTCTGTATCAACATTTTCTTGAAGTGCAATGAAGTTTACACCGAGTGTCGGATACACAATCTCCGTATAGTGTCCGCACAGCAAATGCTCTCTGCCGAAACGGGATAAGTCTTTAACAATAACTGTTGAAACCTTTCCGTCTTCTATTAGCTTCTGCATTTCCTGAAAGCCGGGGCGGTTAAAGGTTGTGCCGCTTATGCCGTCGTCCACCTTAACGCTGTCGTTGATACAATTCCCGTTCTGTAACGAAAAGGTTGCATTTTCAGAGGTCGAGGGTTGCGCCAGGGTTGCAAATGGTTGCATTCGGTTGCGTCAAAATGCAACCACTTTCAAATGAAAGCCATGCGGGAATAATCGTTGCAAATCGCTGAACATCGAAAATGCCGTAAAATCGGACTTTTCGAGAATCAGAGGGTTGCATGACGGTTGCAATGGTTGCATCTGGGGTTGCATCAGGGTTGCATGACGGTTGCAATGGTTGCATCTGGGGTTGCATCAGGGTTGCAATGGTTGCATTTAGGGTTGCAACCGGACGCAACCCTCCTAACTTACAAAACAAAAAATGGGGCTGCAACTGCCGAAGTGTATCACTCAGGCAGCCACAGCCCCAATTATCTGTATTCAGTTGTAGCCATTCAGTTTCTAAATTCTACCCGAATATCATCCTTGCTGTACACGGTCACGCTTTCGACCAGTACACCCCACAGCTCCTCATCGAACTCGGTCAGCGTTCCCAACTCCCTTACATTATTTATAAAGGCTTCTATCCGCTTGACTCGCCTATGGGTATCCTCGATCTGCTGTTCAAAGGATTCATACTGTGTTTTGGCGGCTTTAAATCGCTCTATCAGCGTATTGTACTTTTTATTGTATTCAGCCTGATCCTGAGCGATTCGTGCATTCTCGGATATGAGATTCTCAATCATATCGGAAAGCAGCACCATTTCATCTTTTGCTGCATCTCTGCTCTTTTCCAGTTCTGTCGTATCCGATGCAATCACCATGCCTTCACGCAGGTTTGCAATGATCTCATTCTTATTGGCGATCAGTTCATTGGCGGCGGAAAGGAAAGCCGATTGTATCTCTTCGGCAGTCAGATTCGGCGTAGAGCATTTACACTCACCTTTATATTTATGCCCACACTGGTAAATAGTTCTGCGGTACTGGTCGGTCGAATGCCATACCTTCGGGCTGTAGAAGCCGCCGCATTCTCCGCAGATGAGCTTTGATGCAAGAATATCCACGCCGCTGTATCGGCTCTTGTTTCCCTTGCGCCGTTCCATTTCCGCCTGCACTGCTTCATAGATTTCCGGTGTGATGATCCCGTCATGGCTGCCCTCTACATAATACTGTGGTATCTGCCCGTCATTCTTTTTGGTTTTCTTTGTCAGATAATCGGGCGTAAAGGTCTTTTGCAGAAGTGCGTCACCCTTGTATTTCTCATTTGTCAGGATGCTTCTGACTGTACTGCTTGACCACTTCACCTTGCCGCCGGGTGTAGGGATCCCACGCTCCGTCAGCGTTTTCGCAATACTGTGCGGCGTTAAGCCTGAGAGGAAGAGTTTGTAGATCTCTCGGACTATTTCTGCTTCCTTTTCATTGACTACAAGCTCTCCATGCTCACCCCTGTCATAGCCGAGAAATCTGCCAAACGGAACGGAGACCTTGCCGTCTGCCATTCTCCTGCGATGTCCCCATGTGACATTTTCTGAGATGGAGCGTGATTCCTCCTGACTGATGCTTGAAATGATCGACAGGAGCAATTCACATTTTGAATCGAATGTCCAGATGTTTTCCTTCTCAAAATAGCACTCCACATTATGCTCTTTCAGCTTGCGGATCGTAGAAAGAGAATCCACGGTATTTCGTGCGAAACGGGACACGGATTTTGTAATGATAAGGTTGATTTTTCCCGCAAGAGCTTCTTCGATCATTGTCTGGAAGCCCTTTCTGCCCTTGATGCTGCATCCTGAAATACCCTCATCAGCGAATATCCCGGCAAATTCCCAGTCGGATCGCCCTCTGATATAATCGGTGTAATAGCTGACCTGGGCCTCGTAGGAACTCTGCTGTTCCTCGTGATCGGTACTGACTCTTGCGTAAGCTGCTACCTTTCTCTTCACAGGAGCCGACAGCGGTGCATCAGTAAAGCGGCTGATTGTTGCCGGAATCGTTGTTATACTTTTTGCCATGTTTTTTCACTCCCGTCTTTGTAGATGAATCTCAGGCTGCCGTCTGTAAATGCAAGAATGTAGTCTATGCTGGTTTCAAAGATCTCACTGTCAAAATCATTCAGTCCCAACACATAGGCGGCAATTGTCCGTAGCTTGCAGTCTGAAATATTGATGGCAGTACATTCCGCATGAGCCAGCCGCTTACCTTTGCAAGTCCAGTACACATATTTTCCTTTTGTGATGTATTGACTGAAAAGATTGCCGCAGTGAGCGCATCGTATCTTGCCCAGAAAAGCGGCGGTTCGGGTGCCCGAATTGATATTTTCACGGAGCTTCAAGGCTTCATAGTGTCTGACCTCTCCGTCAACCGTATCGAAATCAATAGATCCTGTTCGCTGAACAGTGATTTTGGACACCGTACTTTTGAATGCATCTTCATCAAAAGAACTGTAGCCGAACACCTCACAGAAAACCCGTTCGATCTCTGAATTTGGGTAGTTCACGCTGTCACAGGTTTGCGGACCGCCCGACTTGCTTCTGCACCGCCAGTACATATGGCGATCTTTACAGTCGCTGATTACTCTGCCGTACCGCCGTCCGCAGATGCCGCAGAAAATCATGCCGTCAAATAAATGCTTTGGAAGCGTACGCTCCCGCTTTGGCTTTGGAATGCGGACGGGAATCGGCGGGTGTGTCCATGTTCTGACCTCTCCACCAGAAAGTGTGAAGTGAATATCTCCGTTTTCGCCGATGCTCATAGATGAAATCAACTTCTCATAATCCTCACCGACAGTCTCAATGCAGGCAGCGATCAGCCTATCCTCACGGATATTGATGCTTTTACAGTTCTTTTTGTCCAGCTTATATCTGCACGCCCAGTTGATATATGTGTGTCCTTTGCTGTGGTTCATCCTTCTGGAATAATAGCCGCCGCAGACCTCACAGCGGATAAGTCCTGTGAAGAAGTACACAGGATGCGCCATATCTGCTCGACGCTTCATCTCGATTTTTACCTTTTCATACGTTTCACGGTCGATGATAGCCTCATGACAATCTGAGTAAAGATATCTTGGTAGTTCACCGCGATTCCGTACTTTTATTTTGCTGATTGGATCAGTCATAATGTACTTTTGCTTCAGTGCATCTCCGGCATAAACCTCATTGTAAAGAAGCAGACGAACACCCGCTTCCTGAAAGCAATTATTCAGCGTTGTACGAATGCCGGCAGCATTCAGTTCGTCAGCGATCTTTTGAAAGGACAAGCCTTCCAGAAACATTCGGAACATCCAGCGTACTGTTTCGGCTTCCTCCGGTATGATCACATATTGCTGAAGCTCATCATCGAAACGGTAACCGAGGATATGCTTGTTTGCTGTGCCGATCGTACCCTTTTGAATTCGCTTGCGGATGCCCCACTTGCTGTTTTCAGATATGGAGCGCGATTCCTGTTCTGCAAAGCTGGCCAACAGCGTCAGCATCACTTCACCATCCGAGGAGAGCGTGTTGACTTGCTCCTTTTCAAACCTTACCTCAATGCCCAGTTCTTTCAGATGTCTTATGGTGTTCAGCAAATCAACAGTATTTCTTGCAAATCGGCTGATGCTTTTGCAAAGAATAATGTTGATGAGCCCTTTTTCACAGTCTGCAATCATTCTCTGAAATTCCGAGCGTTTTTCAATGCTTGTGCCGCTGATAAAGCGGTCGGCGTACACGCCTGCGTACTCCCATTCCGGATTTTTCTGAATCAGGTCGCTGTAGTAGCTGATCTGCGCCGATAAGGAGTGCATCAGACGGTCTGTTTCCATCGAAACACGTGCATAGGCTGCAACCCTGAGCTGCGGTTTGATAAGCGGAACAACAGGCTCGATTTTCGTAATAACAGGCGTTTTTTCTGCCATTTGACAGACCTCCTTTCTTACTTATCAGCTACCATGTTACCGCCTTATCGAGGAGAAGTCAACGGATTCCCGGTAAATAATGTGCCGATTTTCGGACGGTATTTTGCCCTCATCTTTGTATCAATTACGGCGTATTCATTTGCTGTTATCAAGCGTTTATTCAGCATATTTTGAAACAGTTTCATCGTCACCAGATAGGTTGTTTCGTTTCGGTTCATATGATACACCTCCGTAGCGATGGGTGATGTAGCAGGAATGTGAGCAGTATTTTCTGCGGTGTCCTGCATAATCAGAGAATTGCTTTCCGCAGGCGGGACAGG